GGACCGTAACCCATAGCTTTCATTTTCAATCCGGCGAATAACGCCGCAAGCCCACTGAGGGCGACCAGTTTCGGATCAATTTTCATTTCTTTTTTTTCCGGTTCTGGCCATGGAATCGTAGCATTTTGTTGAGCAGTTTTTATCATAACAGCGCGAATTCTTGGACCGAGCATACTTGGGAAACAGCTTCTTTCCTGAAGAAACGGAGTCAGCGCCCTTCCAAGAGTATCGCTAAAATCTGAGTTTGAAAAGTTAATCGGTATGACATCTGAATCATCTTGATAATTAAAAATAGTATTATTATTCTCTAATTGTTCAGCGAGGGGTTTTTGATTGATCTTGACAAGTACAATTCTCTGAAATTCAACAGGTTTAGGATGTATTCCAAGACCAAGCATTGTAGAGAATATCGTCTCTAAAGGCAATGATGAAGCCATCGAATCGAGTAAATCATTTGGAAGTTGAGGTTCATCGATAATTGTATTTTTCATTTTTTCATCAAGAGCTTTTCTTACCACATCGGATTCGCCAACACTATACATCGACCCATCATTATCCTTTGGTGTAGCGACGGTATCAACATCTTGTGGTCCTAAGGCTCCGCCAACCTCTTTATCGATATCGCCCTCTTTTTTAACAGTAGCAAGTTTATCGATCATTGTATCGGTAACACCTTTTGCATCGGCAATATCGGCAGAATAAAAAATATGACCCTTTGATGCGGCTTTACCTAAGATATACGCGGTGCGATCGGCGCCAATATAAACCCTGGAGATATCGAAAAATCTTGGATAATCATTATATGTAAATACCTGTGTGCCTGGAAGAATTTTCTTTCCGGTTTCTTTTGACCATTGGGCTGCAAGATCTTTATCAATTATTTCTTTTAGATAATTTTTAAGATGTTTGCAATATTTTTCTCTTGTTGATGATTTATTATCACAAATACGGCATCTATCATACTTGACCTTGCATCCCATCGATACCGCAACCTGCTCATTTTTTTCAAGAGCATCGATAATATCTTGAGCGTTATCCGTATTAATGGCAACGATGAGTTCGACTCGTCTTATCATCGGGTTCCAATGAGAAAAAATTATATCACCAAATGAATTCTTTGGATCTTTATTGACATGATGTTTATAAAGTTTTGCATAATATTCAAAAGTTTTATAACCATAATCGTTTGGTGTTCCCATGTCGGTTCGCAATGATTTATGCATTAAACCGACCTCCGGAAACGCATCCGCATTTCTATTGCATCCCCAAATTTCATATGAACCAAGAGCGTTAATTACGACATAATATTTATCCGACTGTCTTTTCATGTTCAATATAACCTTCATCAATTCAGGGGAATAAGATCCTGATGCCATCTTATTCATATGATAAAGGTCATTTACCGGAATAATATGTTGACCATATTCATCGAAAGAATCATATTCAACATATTTAATCATAATTATTCTTTCTACGCCAACGGTTCAATTTTCATACGGGGTTGTTCTGGACGACTAACAGCTAATGCAATATTATTCAATAATCTAGTCTGCTCTTCTTCGGATCTTAATTGAGATATATTAGAACGCAATTGATCTTTTTGTGTTTTTAATTGCGCCCTTTGCTGCATAGCCATATATGGAATAAGAATTTTATTTGATAACCATAATGAGGCTGGAATAGCTACCGCAGCAGCAGCCAAAGGGTATTTATACTTTTTGGCAAAATCAATAACAGTCTTGGAGTTTATAGCCCCATTTTTTTCAAGTTCTTTTCTAAATTCTTTTATCGATATCATGGCTTATAGGTCTTTGTGGTAGTCGATTCTGAACCCGTTCTCTCACCCTTCCAATTAGTAATATCTTTCGTGTTAGTCATACTTCCAATTTCCATAGGTTTTACCATCGTTGTCACCTCTGGATTAGCCATTGTTTTTGCTCCGGCAGCAAGAATAGCTGGAACTGCAATATTTGGAACTTTTGCCTGCATATCCATAAGATCCATCACGAGTTTGTGATCAATACCACCAAACTCAACCATTTTATTTATCAATGCGCCGGCAACTAAAGGATTAGATGCCGCTTTTGGAGAATACGTTTTTATAATATTAAAATAATCCTTAATAACGTTTGGATCCTGAGATTGTAATTGTGGTGTTTTTTCTATCAATTTCTTATAAGAATTATTAATTTGTATAGTATTTACAATTGGATCAACAAGCATTTCCTTTGTCATATATCCGGTTGTTGCCAACATCGCGGCCCCAGTACCATATTCCATTGTTTTATTAATAGCTTTCCCGGCTCCAGACATAACTTTTCCCATAAAAGTCCGTAAAGGCCCTGAACCATTCTTTTCCATATCAAGTGAATCATACTCTTCTTGAGTTATCTTATTCTTTTGAAGAAGAGAATCTGCTGCTTCTTTTAATGTTTTTTCCATTATATGCTCCTTTTAATACATTGCGCTTGTTTGATTTGCGGTCGAATCAATTCTCTTACTTCCTTCGAATTGAAAATTGCTTGATCCTGGCAACTGAAGGGATTGGGCCTGTTGTCTTAGAGGGGTCAATTTTGTTTCCTCTAATCTTTGTTTTGCCGTACTACTTAAATCACTTAAATTCAAAGCTCCGGTAACCAAACTACCAACTGGAATACCCGCCTTTTTTTCTATTTCCATTCTAAAATATGATAACCAATTTTTCATCTCATCCCCAGTTCATTAATGAATCTTGCATCACTAGACGGAACTTCATTTGGACTAATATTACCAGCTAGAATATTATTTCTTAATATTGTTGTATAATTATTGTTAGATGAGGGCGCTGTTAATTTTTGTTTTAATTTCATTCCACCATATCCAACGCCACCAATCCCAAAACCTTTAACCGTATATCCAAACATTTTTTCACCAAAGGATGACCCGGGATGTGTAGGCATAAATCCCGACAATGTTGCTTTTCCTACAGCTCTAACACCTCTACCCGCGGCATTAATACCTCCAGCCACACCTCTAGATAAAAAATTTCCAAATCCTGATTCTTTTGTTATTTCTTTTTCAAGTTCATTGTATTTTTTTTGCACATATAACGGTCTAGAATTCATATTTTTAATAATATTTTCAGCAGCTTTTCTTGATATTTCACCTCTTCTATAATCAATAACGGAATTATGAGTCTCTGGGTAAAAATAACCTAAAGCGGTTCCAGTCAATGCTGCCCCTATCAAGGCTTTTTTAGGAACAATTTGTTTACCATGTATTTTTTTAAGAATACGTGAGGCGATTGCCATTGACCCCACCATACCCAATCCACCTATAGCTGCTGGAATTATACGAGCCTTGAAAGATGTATCATGAAAACCTTCATCTTTTGGTATAAGATGTTCGGCCATAAAAAAATCTTTTTTGGCATTAAGATCAAGAATTTTTTCTTTAATATCGGTCACTTTTTAATCTCATCAGAAATGGTTTTATTGAAAGCGTTCAAAATTTTAGAAGTAGCCTCGTGCATTTCCGAAAGTGCCGCAATCTTCGATAGTGACAAATAAAATTCAACCGATGGTTGAAGAACTTCGGCTTCCGAATTCACTTTCATAGAAGACAATTTTGTAAATTCAGAATTTACATTGAACCCATTATCCGACAATTCTTTTTTAATTTGTTCATAAGCCATGGCTATCTTGGTAAAATCACCACCAATGTCTTTTATATTTCTTGAAGCTAATTTCGCAAGATCACCAATAGAATCACCCTTTGCGACAATGATTTTCGCATCATGCTTCATTTTTTCAAAAGCGTATTCGGCCAGTTTCTCTTCAGAACATTTCATCATCGCTAGCTTATCAACAAAATTCTTCATCACATCCCTGTTTTGAATAAACCCGTGAAGTTCGGCTTGTTTTTCAACTGATTTTGCCGAATTCAACATATCATCACCTTGCTCATCCGACGTTTCGTTATAACGTTCCGGTATAGCAGCATCCCTGATTAAACTCGAATTTTTACTTCTGAAATCCGTAGGAGGTATTTTTAGATCATTCATGGCTAACTCACTTTCCCTTATTATTGGGATTATTTGATTAAATTCGGCAAGATCAAAGATAATATTTGCTTTATTAACAGAAGGATCGTTAAACAATCCAAGATATACATTTTGATTGGCGTGCTCACAAATCCTTTTTAATATTTCTTCATTTCCTATTTCACCACCAAGATAGGCCTCGACGATCGAGTTGTTCATATTTTTTCCGAATAATAGATAGTCTTCGGAAACCCTATGAGCAATATTTTTAATCGACTGAATCAATTCGTCGGGCATTAATACCTCTCGTATGGATCCGGTTGATCTGACGGGGTTGTCAAAGCCCCATAACCAATACCCCCAACACCAAGACCTCCAGTTGCAACCGTTCCACCAATCAACGCTCTTCCTGGTCCTGGTATTTTATTCCACGCCCTTCTAATCAAACCTTGTTTTTTCTCAGGATTCGGGATTGCAGCCGGATGATTTCCAGTCGGTGGAACTTTTGGTGGCGGTGATGGTGGTGGTGTTCCACGGGGTGGATTATATGGAACAGGCAAGTTGTTACCGTGATTAACCGGAACAAGAGCATGATTATTTTGTACAGGAACTGGTAAATTTTTATTTATCGGAACGGGAACCTTTGGTTTATGATGAATATTTTCAATTACCCCGGTTGCAATATCCTCAACTTTTTGACTTGCCCTTTTCGCTCCCCCTCTTAATAGACCTAAGGGGTTAAACGCTGTTTTTTCAATTTCGTTTTTAAAACCTTGCATATAATAAATGTTCATTAATCACCCCGGCTATTTATAATAAAAATATAACATTATATCCGTCAACTATCAACTTTTATGTTGAAACACTTTAATTTTAATTATATATTATTCCTATAAGAAGGGTGGTGTACATGGAATATAATTTCCAAAAAGAACTTGAGAATGCGATCTTTAACGCCGACATCAAACTTGATCGTCGGGAATTATTGACTGATATTTTTAAATCGTATGTCGCCAAATTGTTTGAGAGGGTTATAGCTAACGGCAGAGTACCGTTTGATTCACTTGTCATCATCAAGAACAATCTTATTAACGAATTCAGAAGAGCCGACCTATCAGAGTATCAAAAGAGCGTCGAACAATACGACGCATTGTTTGATACCGCAGTTAAAGAGATACTGAACCTGGCCGCTCTCAGACATCAAGGTATGAACCAGGTTCAAAACGGAATGCAGACCCTCCAAATCAATCCTGAGATATACATCAACGAGAAAGGGTTGACGGTTCCCGTTTCAGCATTATAGACGCAATCTTTCCAAAACAATTTAACAGATCCGCTTTCTTAACATGCTCCGGAAGATCTTTTATATCCGGAGTATGTTTGGCCCACCTCTTGGCCATCTTGGGGTGTTTAGCGAACATCCAACGCTGCTGTGCTTTTGATTCAAACGGCATATTAATTCCTTTCAAGATTTTTCTCAATATCCATTGTATAAAAAGCAGGTGCCCTTAACGCACCGCTACCAAATTGTTGTTGTGATTTTACCCTTGCAACCATTCCTAAATAATCATTCTGATGCTCAAGCATATCTTTTCTTTTAGCCTGCGTGAATCCGGTTCCAACATTTCCGACTATCTTTCCCTTCGGTGTCAGACTATACTCAAATCCGCCGGCTTCATCCTTTTCTTTTCCGGTTGCCTTACTGATCGCTGGGAATATTTTTCTGATATAAACATCGAAATTATCACGATATTTGATCTTGGAAGGATCACCGGTAGGCTTTGACAAATCCCATTCTACCACGCCTTCCTTTGTTTCAGGATGCAAGCCTTTCTTGATACTATTGACCAATTTTCGTTTTTGTTCAGGGGTAAAAGCGGTCTCGGCAACACGCATCGACGGGATTCGTTTCTCAATCGATTGCATTAATTCCAGTTTTTTTCTATACGGTTCATTAGAAACATCTTCACCTTTAAACTTGACAATATCAAAAATATACGGCTTTAATTTCCCATGTTCTTTTTGTTTTTCAAGACTTTTATGTATACTGGCATTCAACATTCCACCGATAACTTCCGCAGCTACAGGTTTATTATTTTTGGTTGCATACAATTCACCACGTAAGACCGTATCGTCTAACTTCTTAGGAACCGCTACATATTTCAAATCAGGAACCTGATCTGAATGATCGATAGGTTCACCAGTGCGTTTGCTATTTCGATATGAATAGATGTGATTGTCTTGATCTGATTTAAGATGGAATATGGCATGAGCCCCATCGACTTTCCCCTGTAATACTTTATTATTATCAGAATAATCGGTTGGTTCGGATAATGTTTTATATTTTGGTTTTGATGTAATAAACTCAGCGTGTTTTGCTACTCCGGATAGTTTCTTTACCAAATTGGTAATCTGCCGATCATGGTCAAATGTAAGTTTAGCCCCATGTATAATTTCTTTTAAACCAGTTTTCAAACCACTAGGAGGCTCAACACCAGCACTTACACGGTCTTGAGATCTTTTAATCTGCCTAAGTAAAGATTTTAATTTTGAAGTTCTTTTTACAATTAAATTACCTTCATTTCCACCAAAATCCCCGTAAAATTTATGGACAGATACACCCTCAACTGTGGTTGGTTTATTTTCCAATATAGCTTCATTGATTTTATTTCGTGCATCCACATGTGACTTAAATTTATCAAGAGATAAAATATTTCTTCCAGAAACGCTTATATCTTTGGTATTCTTATATCCGATTATTGGATCGATTTTTTCTTCTAATGCCTGTGTTGTTTTTCCACTTCCCCTTAATCCGGTAATAAAATTAACATTACTGTTGGGGTTCCCTTTAATTATAAGATCTGGCTTAGAAAAAAATATAGGGATTACGCCTGATGTTTTTTCTATATCTTTCTTCTTAATCATCAACCAATGCTTATCACCCATCGTCTTGGGTTTGATCATTACGAATTCGCCTTCAGGCATGGTCATTCTGATTTTTTCATTAGTCGCTTCGTGGACATGTACCGGCTTATCATAAACCTTTTTTACTTTACCGGCCCCGTATCCAGACCACAATGTTCCTTCAAAATCGGAATATTCAGCGCGATGGGTTGGTTGTCTGATGGCAAGTGTTTTTTGTTTCTCGCCAGGCAAAGTCCTGATAACCCAACTATGAGTTTTATCACTATCCTTAGCGTGCAGTCTCACATCGTAATGATATCCGCCCCTGCTTCGTTTTGTAGTGTGTTTCTGAATGACAAGACGTGCGGGGCCACTCTGATTTATATCATGGGTTTTTTCTTTTGATGGAAGGCCTGGTGCAAAGTCTTTAGGCATATTATTCCCATTTAATCCGGATCTTCATTGACTCCGCCGGATAAATATCTATTATACTCACCTCTTAATATACCTGCTGCAATTCGAGAAAACATCCATGAATGAAAACAGTCGTCAGGTACTATATGGTCGTACATCATAAGCCTCGTTCTCTCACTATACTCGCTATATATTCCTGTAAAATCCGGTTGATATTCTTTAAACTGTTCATAGTTAAAAAAAGCGACATCGGTACGTTTGATATTCATAATTACGTCCGTGATAACACGGGTCCTATTCATTATATAATGACCCTTTTCCTTATCCCAGCGTAATTTTTTTCTGATTGTTCCATGTTCGTATATTTCAGCAAAATGAAGGGCCCCGAGGGTTTCTACCATCATAGCATTGGATGTTCGTCCATCACCAGTATCAGCTATGGTAAGTTTTGCATTAAATTGATGAATTATCCTCAGCATGTCTTTGATCTGAATGAGAGGATCTGACATCTTTCCGGTGTATTTTTTTACGAATACGGTCTTAAATTTATTCCGTATTACAGCGCTTATTGTTAATACGGAATACGATGTCCCCGATGCTGTATCACCCTTTCCCCAATCCACCCCAGCCGTAATAATGTCAACACCTTGCAACATATCATGATATTGACCTATATCCTCGGGAATCATCTCATAATTTTCACAGCACGCTATTAATTCCGGAACCGATATCGGATGCCTTGCATTGGCATAAGGGAGCGCCAAAACCTCATTATAGAATCTCTCCGATGAATAAATTTGCCTTGTATTTGTGACACTTATCTTCCAAACTTCGGGATTATTAATATTATTTATCCATGGTAATACTATCTGTGGTAGCCGATACCCATCGATAAACCCACCCTTATTCATCGTAACCCATTGACCGTTCTCATAATAAATAGGCTTCTTACATTTATTACATACAAGGCATGTCGCGCCAACATTTTCTTCATTTATGCAATTGTATTTACCACATCCGACATTCTTACATTTAATAACCCACTCGTTCATCGTGCTCTTATCCCAATACCGCTCCATCGTATTTTCAATGGTTTTGGGTGTTCCTGCATATATTCTACAGTTGAATAAATGCATGGGGAGGGTAGGGAAACGTTCTTTGAGATGCTCCCACTTCGCCAGACTATGACTCATGCATTGTTCGATGACCGGTATATGATCGCTGCAAATATCCTGAATCTCATCAATGCAGGTCTGATCTCCCGATATACCGCGGATGGAATCGGCGGTATGGAAAGCCGATCTCAGATAAATCTTACTACCGTTATTGAATTCTTTATACGATATCTGATCTTTGGTTTTCGTGTCAAAATAATTATCCTTGATAACCATTGATCCTTTAAGGGCACCATCAAGCTTATCGGTAGAAAATACCGATACTTGTCCACCAGTCGGGGCTACATAAATAGAATGATAGTTCTCGTATTTAAGGCACGGAAGAGCTGTTTTAAAACCCACCGTGGTTGATTTGTGTGTCTGCCGGCCGAACTTTAATATGATAGCGTTAGATGGTCTATTATAGATCGGGTACAAATGCCGCATGGTATGGTATGGCATTGAGAGCGGAGCGCCATCCAAATAAAAGATATTGCTCGCAAATTGAACCGGAGTGACATTCATTTTTACAAGTCGCCTTTGACATCATTAAGCATACCATTAATGTCTTCGATCCTGGCAATCTTTTCATCTTCAGGTTCACCGAAGTCGAGGCAAACCTGTTGCATTTTTTCAAAGAAATCTTTTGTTTCACCTTCACCAACGGGCATTGCATCATTGGCTTTCATATAAATTTCAATCCACGATTTGGCCAATTTTACCCGTTGCTCTTCGACATTTTTCCGCGTAGTTGATGATTTATTGAAAGCCCCAAACTCGTCGTTAGACCCTTCCTCTTCATACGTTTCAGCGTTTTGAACCATATTCATGGCTTCATAATATTTGAAGTAACTATCTCTTTTAATCTGTTCAATAAAATCCTGGGATCGTGGGGCAACGATATTACGATAACCGATTTTCCACTTAATGTAATTAATATCATGAAACGTTATTGGAACGTCGGACCCACTATCGCTATCGTCTCTAATCGCTGATATTTCAGATTCACCCGATCTTAATTTTCTGATGATAAGCGTGTTTTGTCGAAACGGTATGCAATAATACAAGGCCTCTTTTGCCGAAATGATATCCGTATCCCAAAACATTTTTTTATATAATAAAAGTGCATCCACACCTATTTTCTTTTTATATTTAAACATAACGATCTTCGAAATTTCTTCGAGGGACTCGCTGTTGAAAAGAAGTATATTGATAAGGCACATGGCGTCTTTATATTTATGAGCCCAAAGACAATCATTACACCATTTGAAGTATTCTGGGGCATCCTTCTCGGAATCCCTGCGTATAACAAAGTCATAAAACTCAAAGACCTCAAAATGTTTCAACCATTGAACGTGGGTTTCATTATTTATGTCTAACGGGCTTTTGGCATCAACAAGCTGCAAAATAGAAGTCGGCAGCATATTCTTTAATTCCGTAAATATCCATACAGCTTCTTTTTCTTCAATAAAATATCCAAACTCCTTGAGTCTTTCAATAATGAATGGTATACTCTTATTGAATAGCAAGAAGGTAATTATAAACTTTTTGAAAGGCGGACTGTTCATATTTTTATCTTGGCTTTCTATAACATAAAATATATAATATTTTTTATATGATCTTGTAATATATTGGATTTGTTCATAGTTATTAACCGGATGTATATTATTTCTATATAGATTATAACACTGATCGAGGAATAAAGCAAAGAAAGGATGAGGTATGGCACCAACCCCAGGACAAACTAAAAAGTTTGGTGAGAAACTTCTCTCAAGATTAAAAAAAAGTGTTCCATATCTCGCTGCGACTGGTACCGGTATAGCCGGAGGTATTGGTGGATATCATCTCGGTAAAGCTGTCGAAAGAAGAAATGATATTGACGAAGATAGACAAATAGCTGAACAATTTTACAATTTAGGTGAAAGGAATTCGATTATGAAGACATCAGAACTTATCGATTCAGTTTATGAACAGGCTTTTACGAATGAACTGGAAAAACTCGGTGCAAAAAACCCCGCTGAGCTTGCAAAGAAAGTCATGCCGTGGGTAAAGAATGTATTTGGAAAAGCAAAGGGTGGCGTGTCAACCGGAATTGATAAAGTTGTTTCTGAGGCAAAAGATGTTGGACAAGAATACAAAAATTTAGGTAAAGGGATCCCTGGAGCTTTCAAAAAAGAACGTATGGTTCCCGGAAAAGCTACACAAATGGGCGGAGAAATATATACACAGGCTCCACAAAAAATGAAGCCGATAGCAAATGCAAAATGGATAGCAAAAGATATTGGAAATCTTATTAAAGAAAATAAAAAAGCAGCTATTGCCACCGGTGTAGGAACCGTTGGTATTGGGGCTACGGGTGTTGCCCTTGCCCATCGCAAGAAAGACTAATAATTTTTATAGAGCTTGGGTATTTTCCCAAGCTCTATTTAGTTAAAAACAAAGGATCATTATGAATAGATTTGATCTAATTTATCGTAATGCTTTTAACGATGAGTTGGAAAAGATTGGGGTAAATTGGGGAGGATTGGCCAAAGGTGTCGGGACGGCCGGTTTAAAAGCTATTAAAGGATTCGGATCGGGTTTGAAAAATATCGGTCAAGGCGCGTTTGGCGCTGCAAGAACCGCGTCTGGAGCATTTCTTCCAAACGTTTCAGGAGAAACAAGATTAAAAACTATAGGGGAAGCCGGAAAACAAATGGTTGGAACTTTGAGACAAAATCCTCTTACCACAGCTGGGTTGGCTGGTGGCGCAGGTCTTGGTATAGGATTAATGTCTAGAAAAAAACAAGAAGCCCCACAATTTAATAATTATAATATGTGATTATGAATCTCTATATCGGCAATCTTTCTAAATCAGCTATGGATAAGATTGCCGAATCTTTTTCTTCTATTGCTATCGGTTCAGCTAAAACATTAGATTCTAATTTGTTTGACGGATTAAAATCAGGATTTCAAAATTTAACTAAAAAAACTAATCTTCAGAGTACAATTCCCAAAGCAATGGAAAAGGCTGATGTTCAACCGTTGCACGTTAGATCGGGGGATATGAATGCCCCTAAAGATATAACTACATCATTAGCATTTTCCGGAAAAAATAAAAATCTTGCCCACATTAAAGATCCCCGTTTAATTAATTCACGAACAAAATTACAATAGTGTTATTTTATATTTGTTTTGTGTAATAACAATATTGAGTAGAGTTTTTAACTACCAATAAAGGAGTGTTATGGGTGGCGCATATCATCTTTTTTTTCATGATGATGTCGATGGAATAATAGGGGCATCCCTATTTCTTAAAAATCATATTAAGGAAAAATACCGCCTCTATCCGGTATCATCATCATGGAGGGGTGATAAATTTAATGAATTAATCTCAAGCCTGTTTATAAAACCTGGCGATAAAAAGGTAATCATAGATTACCAATACCATCCCAAATGCGATATTTGGATCGATCATCATTTTAATGAAACATTCGGCGAATGTGAAATTAAAAATTCTAAAATGATTTATAACCCCAAAA